TGGCAGGCGCGGTCAGGTAGGGCGGGGTGAGGTTGGGCGGGGTGTGGTGTGGCAGGCGTGGTGAGGTTGGGCGTGGTGAGGTAGGGCGAGGTAAGGTATGGCAGGCGTGGTGAGGTGAGGTATGGCTAGGTCAGGTATGGCGTGGTTTGGCAGGTGCGGCGGGGTGAGGTAGGGTTTGGCGTGGTTTGGCAGGCGCGGTAAGGTAGGGCGGGGCTCGGTGAGGTGTGGCGTGGTTTGGCAGGTGCGGTTAGGCCTGGTAAGGCGGGGCAAGGTGCGGTTTGGCAGGCGCGGTGAGGTTTGGTGAGGTATGGTTGGGCCTGGTGAGGTAGGGTAAGGTGTGGCAGGTAAGGTTTGGCTTGGTAAGGTGGGGCGCGGCGCGGCGCGGTAAGGTGTGGCAGGCAAGGTGAGGTAAGGTATGGCGGGGCGGGGTGTGGTTTGGCAGGTGCGGTTCGGCACAGGGTTAAATAGGGTTAAATAATGACGGCAGATGAACTTAAAAAATTGCGAATAGAGGCAGGATTATCCATATCCAGGGCTGCGCGCATGATGCACGTGGCGGACAGGACATGGTGCCGTTATGAGTCAGGCAAACAGGCTATACCAGAAGGCGTAGTAGAATTATTTTGCATCAAAAACAAAATGAAGTACACGCCGAGTAATATATGAGCCCGTGGGAAACATCAGCGTGGATCATTATTATGATGCTGCTGTATTTATTACCATCATTAATTGCAGGCGCCAGGCATCATAAGAATGGGGCGCCAATATTTGCGTTAAATTTATTCATGGGATGGACTGTCATTGGCTGGGCAGCTGCGTTTATCTGGGCATTAACGTATCAAGATGCGCCTGGTCACCGCTATTGATGAGGCGTACCTCCCTGGTTTAATCGCCCTGCATAATTCAATCAAGGCGAATAGTCCTGGTACGCCGTTAGCCTGTATGGTTTACGGTGATGAGGGCCTCTGCAGTCGCGTGGAATCGCGCGGAATTGATGTCATACGGAATCCCATTATTGATGCAGAATTGCCAGTAACGAAATTATGGCCGGTTGGCAATCCCGCCATGTACGCGAGATTATTGATCCCTAAATATTATCATAGTCCTGTTGCATGGATTGATGCGGATTGCATTGTATTAAGGCCGCTGGACGAATTGGAAACGATTAAATTTGATCAACCTGTTGCAGCGGTGCGCACAAGTACAACAACGCTAGGACAGCAGGTAGATGGCCTTAAATTCTGCCATGACACCCACGCATTATTCGCCGGTCTCTTAATCTATAATACCCATTCGTGGTGGGATATGGATGTTACATACAAATGTATGGAGGCCATGAAAGAAAACCTGGATTTCAAATACGCAGTCCAGTCTGTTTTATCTTATATCCTGATGGGAAATTTCCATGAGTTACCTTACAAGTGGCAGGTATTCGCAAATCGTGAGGAAACTGATAAGACCATGATCGATATGGCGATGATTCTTCATTATGTTGGTGATCTTCCATGGAAAAACAAGATGAGAAATCAGGAGATATGGGAGAGATATTCAAAACCGTAGACATATCCGTACCGTGGACAGACAGGAAACAATGGTTATTGCCTGCATCTGATCTGCGCATGGACAGATGTTTCCGCCCAGGTGATAAAGGTGATTATAATTTATCGATGGCAATGATATTGCCGCTGCTGAAAAATAAAAGGAATTGTATTCAGGCTGGGGGTTGTGTCGGCGTCTGGCCATATCGTCTGAGTCAGATGTTTAACCACGTTACAACCGTCGAGCTGCACCCCGATAATTTCCAGTGCCTGATGCAAAATTGCAATGAGCGGAATAATATCACCGCATATAATGCAGCGTTATGGTCGCGCGGTGATCAAATGATGGATATATTTATTGACGTAAAAGAGGAAGGCAATACAGGTGCGTATTACGTCAAGCCGGGAAATACTGTCAGGTCGATGACAATCGACAGTCTCTCGCTGGTGGATGTGGATCTGATCTATCTGGATATCGAGGGGTCTGAATATGACGCGATTCTTGGCGGGATAGAAACAATAAAAAAATATAGGCCGGTGATTGGACTGGAAGACAAGGGGCATCACAAGATTAAAAGGCATCCTGTATCTTTATTGCTGGATATCGGATACAAAATAATAGGTAAACCCTTCAGTCTGGATATCGTTCTGGCATGAAAGTTCTGGTAACAGGCGGTCGAGGATTTATAGGCGGCCATGTATGTAAACTGCTTGACGAGCATGGTTTTATTCCGCTGGTGTTCGATCGGAGGAAGATAGAGTGTGATCATGAAACATTCCTCGGTGATATATGCAATCCCGTTGATGTTGCCGAGGCGTTTGCACATGCAGACGCGTTTATTCATCTTGCAGGAGTATTAGGCACGCAGGAGACAATACAGAATCCGATTCCTGCTGCGACGGTGAATATCTTTGGTGGTCTGAATGTATTACAGGCGGCGGCTCAATACGATATTCCAGGAGTATATATCGGCGTGGGCAATTACTGGATGGCAAACACCTATTCCATCAGCAAGACAACGATCGAGCGGTTTATCAAAATGTATAATTATGATCGCGGAACACGCATTAACATAGTACGCGCTGTTAATGCCTACGGTCCGGGACAGATAGCCGCAGCACCCTATGGCCCGTCGAAGGTCAGGAAAATCATCCCATCATTCATCTGTCGCGCTCTTAAAAATCACCCGATAGAGTTATACGGTGGCGGCCATCAGACATCAGATATGGTATATGTTACGGATGTGGCAAAGACATTAATCAAGGCGATGGAATACGCAGTAAATCGCGACATAATGCATGACGCTATCGAGGTCGGCCCGTCAAAACATAATACGGTAAGAGAAGTTGCCGAGATGATTATTAGACTGACCGGCAGTAAATCTGAATTAGTCGATTTACCCATGAGACCAGGAGAGATACCTGGTGCAGTAGTAACGGCAGATAATAACACGCTACGCCATTTAGGTATTGATCCAGACCATTTATTGCCGCTGGAATACGGATTGCAAATCACAATACATGATTTCAGGAAAAGATATGGGTGACTCACCGTTTCATAACCGGCCAGAAGAATGGGATTTATATAACCCGCTGGTGGGTAGCTCCATGCTTGAGCTTGGGAATAAAAAGAACGGCGATCTGGTATATAAAACATTTTTCAGGGCTATGGGATTCAAGCACACAAGCATCGATATGAATGGCCTGGATGGCGCGTTAAAAATGGATTTGCGTGAGCCATTAAATCTAGGGACGTTTGACATGGTGACGAATATCGGAACATCCGAGCATGTCAGTGAGAATGATTTTGAGGGTCAGATAGCCTGCTGGAAAAATATAGTAGATGCCTGCGGTGAAGGGACTGTATTGATATGCGGTACGCCTGCACCTGGAGCGTGGAGACATCATGGGACGTGGTATCCTTATCCTGTATTTTACGAAGAAATAGCCTTGCTCAACGGTTTCGAGATTGAAAAAATATATGAAATACGTCAAGGGACAAATAGGGCGGCTGTAATGGCGCGGTTGGTTCGCAAGGACTTGTCACCATTCGCCATGCCGGGGATCGGGATATACAAAAATGTCCGTTGAACTAACGGTCTGGTGTGTTTGTGTGGGCAATAAATATCCAAACGCTTATGTATATGCATTGCGGGATATGGTAAATAAATATTTGACCATCCCGCATGAATTCAAATGTATCTCTACGAGAAATATCGATGGAGTAACTTGCGTGCTGCCATTTGTCCCTTATCAGGGATGGTGGAGTAAATTTAATTTGTTCGCGCCGCACATGGCGCAAGGCCCGTCTCTTTATTTCGATCTGGATGTAGTCATCACCGGAAACATCAATTATCTTGCTGATTATGCTGCTTTTCAATTTGCCGCTCCCGCGAATTGGGCCAGATCGGGACATGGCGGGATTCAATCATCTGTGATGGCGTGGGCGGGAAATTGGACCTTGCCTTATGACAGCATCCGAAACGAATGGCCCGGCGAATTGACCTCGGATGGCTACCGGATCTTTCATGGGAAAAAGATGTGGGGAGATCAGGAATATTTATGGGATTTATTGGGCGATGATTGGGTGCGTATCACTGGTATCGGATCGTATAAATACCATGTCCAGGAGTTGCCGGACTGGATGAAAGTCTGTGTCTTTCACGGCGAACCGAAACCGCATGAGGTAAAAGTTGCATGTCTGTTGCCATACATATCAACCCGACTCAGGAACATCAAAGAGAACATTATGAATGGTTCGCCGCCGGGCTTAAGCGCCACGGCATCATTCTAAATGTCACGCACGATCTAGACTATCCCGCCGATATACACATTATCAGCGGACCGCATTATGCAAAAAAAGCATTCCTTGGACAATCCAACGTCATACTGATCGACAGGGCGTATTATCACGAGGGTAAAAGTACATGGAAATCTATGGACTGGATAAGTCTTGGATGGATGAGATCTGATGGCGGAAGAAGATTTATATGTGGTACTGGACGTAAGCCCCCTGTTATCAGAAATAACGCAGGAAAATCTGGAACAATCTTTCTTGCTGATTACAACGGGCCAGTTGAAGAAGCTGATACAGTCCGTTTACATCCATCCCGACAGCAATCTGGCCGAGAACTGCTTGACGATCTGCATCGACATCATACCGCCATCGGATACCAGACTACTGCATTAGTCACCGCAGCTATTGAAGGGCTGGAAATCATTTGTAAAGATAAAAGGAATATTCTTGCTGAAACTAATTGGCTGGAATTATTGCCTTATGCCGACTGGAAATACAACGAAATAGAATCGGGAGAAGCATGGGAACATTTACTATTGTCACGCAACCAACTGAATTCCCTGTAACGCTGGACGAGGCCAAAGATCATTTGCGTATTACAGATACCGATAACGATGCGCGTATTCGTAGTCTTATAACTACGGCAACAAACTATGTAGAATTATATATTGGCCGGGTATTCATCACGCAAACCTGGGATATGTGGCTTGATGAATTTCAGTCAGTAATCCCCATTATAAAACCGCCGTTGCAATCCGTGACATCCATCAGTTATGTCGATACCAGCGGTGATACACAAACAATCAGTTCATCGCCCATCACAACATATGATGTTGATACTGATTCGATACCTGGTAGGGTATTTCTGGCATACAATGAATCATGGCCGAATACCAGGGCCATAAAAAAGGCCGTTAAGATACGATTTATTGCCGGGTATGGAACGGCAGAGGATGTGCCAGAGCCTATAAAACAAGCCATTTTATTAATGATTTCTCACTGGTACGAAATACGAGAGCCGATCATATTTGGCATACCGCAGATTGTGCCGTATAGCGTTGAATCATTGATGAGTCAATACAGGCTGTGGACGTTGTGAAGGCAGGGCGTCTCAATAAAAAAATCACCATCCAGGAAACGACGCAGACGCAAAACAGTTATGGCGAGGTGATAGATGCCTGGTCAACGTATGCATTTATCTGGGCCAGCGTGGAGCCGACCAGTGGTAGGGAATTCATGGCGGCGCAACAGATCAATTCGGAAATAACCATTGCATTCAGAACGAGATATCTATCCGGCGTCACCGCAAAAATGCGAATATCATGGGATGGAAGATTATTTGATATTGAATCTGTCATAAATCCAGTGGAAAAAAACGAACAACTATTAATCATATGCAGGGAAAGGCTATGACGAAAACCGGCGTTGAAATAAAAGGCATGGCGGAGCTAAGACGGAATCTGAAAGAGCTTGGCGGCAAGACATCGAAAAACGCCATACGCGCAGGATTGAGAGCGGGAGGCAGGGACATAGTAAAACAGGCACGCACAAACCTGCCTGGTAATTACAACACGTTGAGAAAATCATTGACGGTCATTGCGAATAAACAGAAAGGGAATGAGTTGAGCGTTTCCATTGGGCCGACGATCGGGATAAATGCAAAATATGATGGTTGGTACGCACATATCGTTGAGCGAGGTGCAGCGCCACATGATATATCAGTTAGCAGAAAGAAAGCATTGGCGAACACTGACGTTGTGTTTGGTAAAAGTGTAGCTCATCCCGGAATTCCGGCAAGACCGTTTTTATTGCCTGCCCTGGAGGGAAGGGAAAGAAAAGTTATGAATTCGATGAAGATCAAAGTGTGGGAAGTTATCAAGATGGCGCACCGGAAACGCATTGAATAAATGACTATCTTGCAAGATGTGAAAACAACTCTGGATAATTATTCCGGATTATCATCCTTGGTATCAACACGTAATTATGCTTTGATGATGCCGCAATCCCCGACGTTTCCAAATGTTGTATTCTCACGCTCAAATACGCTGGTAGACAACGACCTCGACGGCTTGGCTAAAGAGAATCCTAAACTTCAGATCGATTGTCGAGCAACAACTTATGCATCCGCACGCTCAATAGCAGAACAGGTAAAACTGGCGATGCGCAACGCGACGCTATACAAGTCAATCCTCACCAATGATACCGATTTCCCATATGAAGATGGCGCAGAGGTACACAGGATCAGTCTGGATTTCTCGGTCTGGTAAATTCCAGTTTATTTCACAACACAATACCCGCTTCGGCGGGTTTTTTTATTTTAGGAGAATCAAAACATGTCAAGTAGCGCATTAGAAAGCCAAGGTACAAAATTATATATACAAAATACCGGCGTTAGTCCTGTTGCCTATCAGGCCATTACGGAGGTCAGTAATCTTTCCGGTCCTGGCGGATCTGGTAATGTCATTGATGTTACTGATCTGGATTCAACAGCAAAGGAAAAGCGGATGGGCTTGAATGATGAGGGACAATTATCATTCGATATTAATTACATACCCACAAATACGCAACATGCGTTGTTGCGGACTAACAGAGCCGCAAGGACGGAAACAAGTTTTAGGCTGGATTTTACAGACTCGCCAATAACGCAATGGACATTCTCTGCCTTTATTACCGGATTCTCGATCAGCAATACAGTAGATGATGTGATGAAAGCATCAGTCACGCTGGAAATCACCGGCAGCATATCGGAGTCTTGATATGGGGATAATCAATAGTGCTGATCAAATATTGAACCAAACGAAAGCGCAGACGATAGATGTAGCAGTTCCTGAGTTTGGCGATAAAGATACAAAGATACGGGTAACAACAATATCCGCTAAAACGAGGGATGATTATGAATTCTATTATCAGAAGCATCGTGACAAGATCAGTTTCCGCGCGTTGTGGGTTGCCGCATGTTGCGTCGATGAAAATGGCAAGGCGCTATTCTCGACTAAACAAGCAGAGGGATTAAGCGAGGTGAATGCGCAGATAATTCAGCGGTTGTTTTTGGCGGCCAATCAACTGAATTATATTGTTGATACATCCATCGAGGAACTTGAAAAAAACTGACAACACGGCCCTGGCGCAAGCTGGCTTTCAGGATCGTAAGAGAAATAGGCGGCATGACTGTCGATGAATTCATGTCCAGGGCCAGCAGCAGGGAATTAATGGAATGGCTCATAATATTCAAGTCAGAGCTAAAACCAAAAGAAAATCAGCGCGAGAAATTGCGCACGGCTTTTTTCCACAGGATAAAGAAAAATGGCACAATCACTAGGTAGTCTGTTAGTCAGCCTCAAGGCCGATGACGCGCAACTGATCAAAGGAATCGGTCGCGTTAATAAATCGATGGATAAGTTCGGCGCGGCGGCAAACAGGGCTAAAAATTATCTTGTTGGTTTCCTTGGCGCGGCGGCTGTTGGCCGGATGATCAGCAATACTATAACCTTAAATGACAGGCTTGGCAAGACGGCGGATAAATTGGGGATCGCATCAGAAAAGCTGTCAGGGTTGCAATTAGCATCAAAACTTGCAGGCGTGGAAAATGAAACGCTGAATAAAGGCCTGCAAAACATGATCAGGAATATTTCTGATTATTCTCATGGGACGGGGGAGGCGGCTAGCGCATTAAGATCATTGGGATTGGCGTCAAAAGATTTAATTAATTTAAGTCCGGATCAGCAATTTATCGAAATAGCGGACGCGATAAATAATGTATCAAATAATACGGACAGGCTGAATTATATATACAAGATTTTCGGCGGTAGAGCAACAGAACTTTCCAATGTTATCAAGGGGGGGAAAGATGAATTAAATAAATTCAACGATGAGGCCAAACGACTTGGCATTGCATTGAGCCGCGAAGAAATAAAAAAGATGGAGGATGTTAACGATCAATTCACAAGAATGAAACTTGCAATGCAGGGCGTAAATAATGCTATGGTTATCTTCTTGTCGCCTGCGCTAATAAAGGTTGCCGATGGTATTACATATACGCTCATTCCAGCCATTGGATATGGAATAGATAAATTTACAGATTTTGGTAAATATCTTGGGGGGTTTGCGGCAGGTATGGTTGCGTTTGCTGAGGGGGATTTTACACGCGCGGCAGATATTATGAAGATGGCGTTGGATGATTTATTCAAGCCGCCTGATGATCCACTGCCTATCACTATTGATATATCAAAAAGCGGTGGTGGATGGTTCCCTACAGAAGAAGAGATGGAAGAAACCGCGAGGTTATATAAAAAATATCTGGATGGCGTAACCAAAAAATATCAAGAAGCCGCAGATGCCAGAAAGAAAATAGAAAATGATCTTGTTGGCAATTTCATTAATTTGCTTAACGTGGTAGGTGCAGAACATAAAGCAGCTGCCATAGCAGCGGTAATAATTACCAAAGGGATGGCCATCGCTCAAACACTCGCTTACACGCAAACAGCGGCGATACTTGCGTATGCGTCGCAGCTGGTGCCTGGTGATGTAACGTCCCCTGCGCGTGCAGAGGCGGCCCGCCAGAGAGTGCTTGCAATGGGTGCTGTATCCGCTGGTTTAATTGCCGCAACAGGATTAGTCCAAATATCACAAATCGCCAAGGGAGAGGGAGGAGGGGGAGGAACGGCAACACCAGTATACAATGCCAATCCTGTCAGCGGGCTGCCAGAAACACAATTTAATCGTGGCGTGACGAACATCACGGTGAATGCACGGCCCGGTGATACGTTTACTTCAGACCAGATTTATACATTGATAGATCAGATCAGGGAAGCGACAGACAGAGGCGATAGAATAGTTATTGATCCGCGTTCCAGAAATGCAATTGAATTGAGGGCGGGATGATAACGATTGTTTATACGGCTACTGTTGATGACTCGGCAGTATCTCCGGCGTTTGTAACCGGCACAGAATACACGGTTACATTTACCGCGAGCACAATAACAAAAAGTCATGGAATCATCAGAAGTCAATCAAGATCATTAGGTGGACAATCCGAGACACTGAAACATCGTGATGAGGAATTTTATGATATCACAACCGGCGTAATAGAGACGGTCGATCTTCCTGCTGTCAGAAATTTTCTTGATTCCGTGATGGATGGCAGCACATTCAATATAGATATCAATTCCGACAGCCCGTTGGATTTACTTTCTGCAGAAATGGAATCAGTGTCATACGCGGAAAGCCGTTATGACATCCTGGATATATTCAAAATCTCATTCAAGATCAGGCTGATATGAGAACTGATAACGCGGATTTTGCAGCACAGAATCTGGCAAAGGTAAAGACGCCTCGATATATAATAGCGGTATCATGGGATACGGCCAATACCGATATAATTTATTTATCATCTCACTCTGACAGTTTTACACTCAACCCCAGAGGCAACAACGTAGTCACGGGCAATCGGATCGAAAAGGTTGGCGGGGCTTCTTCATGGGATTCGGATTGTTACAGTTCTGACAGCTATACTAACGGTGCGTATGTGTCATTCACAGTCCCTCAGAATGACAAGTCGATAATAATCGGACTTAACACCGATCCAACTCTGGATCAGTCCTATACCTCTATTGATTATAGCTGGTACTGCAACAACGCGGGTAATTATGATATTTATGAATCCGGAACTCCTAAGACCGTTACAGGGGCGTATTCCGCAGGTGATATTTTCACCATCACCTACGATGGCTCGACGGTCAGGTATTATCTTAACGGCGTAGAGAAGCGCAGCGTTGCCGCGAGCGCCGGGCTGACCTTCTATCTGGATTCATCTTTTAATGCCCCCGGCGGGATAGCCGATGTCCTTGGGTTTGGGCCTGGGCCTGTAAACGTATCAAACGTTATCTCAAGCATTTCCGGCACATCGCAGAAAATCGACCCTATTAACGCTCGATCAACAATAGGGAATATCTCCTGTACCCTGATTGATGATGGCATAACAGAAATCATCAATGATAAGCTTATTGATGGAGATGGCTTAAGAGGGAAACGGGTAATCTTCTATGCCGGTTATGAAGGGTTGGAATGGGATGATTATGTAATCATACAGACGCAGGTCATCGACGGTATCCAGTATTCAGATGGCGAGTATATTATTAATTGCTCCGATATCCAGCGTAGCATGCGAGAAGATATTTTTGATCTCGCAGAAACAAATATTACCGCAAATATAGGATTGACCGATACCACGATAAATGTCGTGGATACTTCAGATTTCGAAATGTACGAACATGGTACGTCATATACCGACGCGCCAAGCGCAACAGTGGGATATTTCCGGATAGGCGATACGATATACAGATATACCGGCAAAACATCAACAACATTTACTGGCGTAACACAAGGCGCCCTGAATACAAAACCAGCAGTACATGAAATAAGCACAACAGCAGATGCGGACAGGCAGCCGAAGGTTACCGAAATTGTTTATTTGGAAATGCCAGCCGTTAAACTTGCCTATGCGATATTGACGGGGAATCTCTACAATCAGGCCGGAAAAGAATTGCCATCCGGTTGGCATCTGAATATATCGACTAATTATGTAGCGACAAGTAAATTTATAAGTATCGGCCTTGACTTGTGGGACCCTGCTGACGATACAAAAGGCAAGATCGTTAAATTCATCGGCCTTGAAAAACAGGACGGCAAGAAATTTATTGAAAAAGAAATATATCTGTTGCTGGGGTTATTCAGTCCGGTATTAAATGACGGACAGTTAAGCCTGGACAGGATGGCCGGTATATTATGGGACGCTCCCTATGTCGCACTTCTGGATGATGAAAATATTATCAGTCATGGTGAATTAACCCATGACATGGCATCCGTATATAACCAATTCCAGATCGACTGGAATTATGATTTATTAGAGGAGGAAGAATTTACACGCCATGATGTATTGATCGATGCAGCGTCTATTGCCACGCATGGAACGGCAAAACCCTATGTCATGGAGTTTCGCGGTCTGGATGGGTACACCCACACACAAGCCACTCTAGCGCATCAGCGGGATTCCGCGAGGGATAGATATACAGGGCCGCCGCTGAGATTGTCTGTCACGTGTCTGCCGTCGATGAATCGACTGGAAGTCGGAGACGTTGTTCGCGTCACATTATCGAGTATCAAAGATTACTCCAACAGTCCATCGACGTCACTGGATAGATCATTCGAGATTCAGAATGTCTCCATCGACTGGATATCGGGACAAGTTAAATTAGATTTATTTGGATCGAGTCAGAGAGCAACCCTGATATCGGCGACATCTGCAGCAACAGTATTGAGTTCTGGTTTCTACACATCAGCAGGGACTAATCTCACCTCTGTGTTAACGATATCCGGTGGTGCGGTCACGGCAAACGGAAATATAGCAGGAGGAACTGATCTCACCACGGCTATATATTATTATGATGGCGATCTGACGATAAACACTGGCGTTACCGTCACGTTAAATAATAATGTCCAGCTGCGGATTAAAGGTGAACTGACGATAAACGGCACGCTGGATGGTGTTGGTAGGGGTTTATCAGGCGCGACAGGTGGCGCAGGGACAGCCGGGACAGTTGGGGGTTATGGAATTACGAAAGCGGGGAACGGAATCAATGCGAGTGCAATTTATAATTACATAACTACTCGGAGTGTATCGCCATTAGAGGGACTCAATAGCATCCCGTATTATGCTGTAGATTGGGACGGAACAACGATAAGCGGGCTGCCGACGGATTTAAGAGGGTCATCGGGAGGTGCCGGTGGAGATGTGCATCATATCATAATATCTCCAGTACTAGTAGCCACAGGTGGTGATGGTGGTGATGGGGGTGCCGGATTATGTATTATTTGTCGTGGCGTAAGTTTCGGCATCAATGGCAATATAGATTTAAGTGGAAACGCAGGCTCATCTGGCGGATCATATAATTATAATCCGCCACCTCCTTCCGCCCCATCACTGACGTATCAATTCAAGGCAGGATCAGGCGCAGGCGGATCACCGGGCGGATTACTTGTATTGCTTGATGGTGCCGCTGTTAACGAACCAGATATAAGTGATCTTATTTTAGATATTGGCAATTCGCCCGATGCATCATCTACATATGTAGTCAGTGGTAATACCTATACGATACAATCTGCGAGAGGTTATCCATCACAGGATCAGCGTAACTCAGCCTATCGATCACAGAGGCTGGCAGAAAATCTAACACCACAAGAGGATATCCCAAGGCTGACATCCATCCCGACAGGCATAAGCCTTGTCGAGGTAACAAATACGCCGCCAACACCTACCGAAAATCTTGCATCCATTGAAGTCACTGTCACACCGCCGAGCGACGGGAATTACTCATTCTCGAAGGTATATTATAAATTGACCGCGCAGACGGCATGGCAATTCGCGGGGGTGGCCTCCGATGAGGCTGTTATTGTCGTATCGATGGATGGATCGACATACGATGTAAAAGCTAACCCTGTATCCATCTCCGGAGTGGAGTCTGATCAATATATTTCCGACAGTATTACTGTATCGACTGCTGCAGGTGGAGTTGTACTCGGTTCGGGGAATTATATCAAGACATCAGATACGGTTGGTCAAACTAATTCACCGGCGGATGGACAAGGGATTGAAGTTACAGACACGCACCTGAAAGCATATGATTCAACAGGTACTGCGAGAGTAATCATAGATGCAACCACAGGATTAATTACAGCGACAAATGTAACCCTGACCGGGAATATCACTGCCACGACCGGGACTATCGGTGGATGGTCAATCAGCGGCAATACGCTTGTATCCGGTGATATATCACTGGATGCAGGTAACACCAGAATACAGGCTGGGCCGACAGGATCAACGTACGTCAGGATGTCCCCCGATGGAATAGTGGGTGTTGACTCCGTGCTGGGGACAACATTTGATTTGCCTACTGATGGATCGGCGCCGACATTTTCCAGCGGCATTATTAATTCTACTATTTTTAATATTTCCACCAGTGGCATATTGCGCACCAGTGCAACCGTAGGCGATGGCAGCGGTAGCGGGCAAGGCGTACTAATAAACAACACCGGTATCAAGGGATATAAGGCCAGCTACTCAACGCCGACATTTCATCTTGACGCAACAGATGGGACCGTAACACTGTCTGGCAGTAGCACAACCGGCGGACATATTAAGGGCGGACAGACGGATTACGATACCGGTACTGGATTTTTCATGGGCTATTCATCTGCCTATAAATTCAGTATCGGCGACAGTGCAGGGAGCCGGTTAACGTGGGATGGAACGACGTTATCCCTTTATGATTCCAGCAATGAGTTAATATTAAATACCGGCGGATCATTTCACCCTGAGATTTCGAATGATCTGGTGGCTATCTCACTCAACCCCAGAGGCAACAACGTAGTCACGGGCAATCGGATCGAAAAGGTTGGCGGGGTTGGAGCATGGGATTCGGATTGTTACAGTAGCGACGCCCATACCAACGGTGCGTATGTTTCATTCACAGTCCCTCAGAATGACAAGTCGATAATAATCGGACTTAACACTGATCCAACTCTGGATCAGTCCTATACCTCTATTGATTATGCGTGGTACGGCAACAGCGCGGGTAATTATGATATTTATGAATCCGGAACTCCTAAGACCGTTACAGGGGCGTATTCCGCAGGTGATATTTTCACCATCACCTACGATGGATCGACGGTACGATATTATCACAACGGCGTAGAGAAGCGCAGCGTTGCCGCGAGCGCCGGGCTGACCTTCTATCTGGATTCATCTTTTAATGCCCCCGGCGGGATAGCCGATGTCCTTGGGTTTGGGCCGATGACGGGACTCTCCGGCGGTGTAGTCATCACCGGCAACGCAACAGGCGCATCGATAAATGTCAATTCGACTACCTACGGTTCTTCGGGAGTCCAGATACAATATAATGGTGGCACGCCGCGCATGTATATAGGTGATGGCTCTAATACTTTCATGAATTATGAAGACGGCGAGCTAACGGTACGCACACTCAAGACATCGACATCAGGAAAACGGATAGAATTAAATCCCGCTAGCGATAATGAATTACATTTTTATGGTGTGCGTAATGATTCAGAGAGCCCTGAAGTAGTCGAAGAACTGGCGACGATAGGAATACGAACATCAGGCAGCGATAGAGTAATTGGATATTTTGGGAGTTTTAATAGTTCCAGAATGGCTGTGAGGGCGGAATCTAACGATGAGAATACGATATTAGCTACATTGTGGGGTGCTGCAACATTATCTGCTGCTGTTACCGGCGCTTACGCGGGCGCCGCAACTGAAGAGGGATACGGGATATGGGCGGAATACAACAGTCCATCCGGTTCATCCAATTACGGAGGTCCGCTCGTTATATCATGTCCGAGCGCTACTTCTGCCGCGCCTAACCATACGGCCAAGCGCGGAGCGCTATGGGTAACATCTACGGGAGTACTCTATATTAATACCGATAATTCTACAACATGGGCAAAGGTAGGGGCGCAATGATAGATTTATTAACGATTGCACGTGAGCAGGTTTTTTCTGATCTTGTTTCTGATCGCAGCAAATTGATCGTGGCGATGTACAATGAAATAGAAAGTCTGAAAAATAAAAATAAACAGTTAGAGGAAGAGCTTAAAAAACATAACGAAGATACAGAATAATGACAGACGATAATCAAACACGCCGCGAGAGTGATATTGTAATAGCCCAATTATCAGAGCGCTTGGCATCATTATCAATGCGCCTTGAATCATACACGAAAGATGTGCATGAAATACTATTGAGGCATGAACGTGAAATTTACGGAAACAACGGACATGCCGGACTCAAGTCATCGATGTCGACGCTCCAGGATCGTGAAGTATACAGAAGCAAAAGAGAGTTTTTCATCTGGAGCTTGATCATCGCCGCTATCATCGCCGCTGTCACCGCGTTGGTGCTTAAATGAATCCCTTGATGCAATATTTTGGCGTCAAGGCCATCAATAAATTATTCGGGCTGATCGGGCGCAGAAAAAAGGGACGAGCCATGGTAAAGAAATCTGACAATTTCCAGTTCCATGATATCCCGCCTGATGTATATCTTGTTACTTTTTGTTTGTCGGGGATGGGGACGTTTTCCGTATTATCGTTCTCAGGTTTTTCATGTTATACGGTTGAGAGGCCATGGATAGATAATGAAAAAAATATTTCCTGCGTCCCGCCAGGCATCTATCCATTACGGATGCGGGCCTCGGCAGTCGTCAGCAAAACCACAAAACGGAAATATCTCGAAGGATGGGAAATATGTGAGGTTCCAGGTAGAGAATGGATTATGCTGCATGTCGCAAATACGGCGGAAGATGTCGAAGGCTGTGTAGGTGTCGGCGATACATTAGGCGTCGTCGACAACAAATGGGCGGTGATGAATAGCATGAAAACGTTTGATCAGTTTATGCGCGCTCTCCCTCCTGGAGAGCATCGGATAGAAATAAGGAGACAATTATTATGAACGGATGGAAAACAATCATAGGAGCAACGATTGCCTTGGTAGCGTCAGTCGCCACCACCATTGGCATTGATATCGGCGATCAGGAAGGATTAGTTAATGGTATTATCGCCATCGGCGGCGCGGTGATAGCGATCTATGGCCGCGTCGTGGCAACAAAAAAGATTGATGGTGGAGAGCTTGATTAAAACAGCCGCACCGTGGATAGCCGCTATTGGCGCGGCTTTCGGAGGGTTGGTTCAATACGATAATTTTCAGGCCGAGGCGCGGTTTTCCAATGGCCTGCTTTTAACAATTGAAACACACGCGGAGGTGTGTAATGAGAATGTTAACAAATCTTCTGATGGCCGGAGCGCTATCGATACTTCTGATCGCCTGCGAGACCGTTCCGGTGACGGATCGTTTGCACCAGATCGACACCACCTTGCTGGCCTTGCAAGAAACCATACCAACCTTGATCGAGACCGGCGATATTACGCAGGAGGATTCTGATAGACTGGTATCAGTGCTCGCAAAGGCACGTGAAATCAATGGTCGCGCCCTTGATTTGTCAAAAATAGGACAAGCCGTCGATGCCGCCGAGACAACAAGGGACGTTATCGATATTCTTCATGCTGTGCGTGATGAAATATCCAACGAGTCCATCAAACAGGATGTCGGCAGGGTTATTGCGTTGCTTACATTGACACGATCGATCATTGAGCAGGAGGCCGCAGATGAAACTATTTAGTCTGTTATTATTGATGCTGGTTCCATTATCATTATCGGCTGCGACATTATCATGGTCTGCGTATCAGGATGATGTCGCCAATTTCGTTGCCACAGATTATGAGATTCTCGCGGAATGCACAAGAACAACCGATGAATGGGTCGATGCAGGGAAAGTAACCGCTGACAAAAACAGCCTGACGGTCGCCTTGTTGGGAGGCGAGACTGGTGTATGTCGGATCAGGGCAAGACGGATATCTGATGATACGTTTTCCGCTTATAGCGCCGAGGTCGCTTACACCATCCCTTTAGAGATCCCGGCAATACCGACGGGACTTACGATTTTTTTCGATTGATCGCGGTGATTGTTGGCTTGATTCTAGCGTCGCTTGTTAAAATCGTTATTCAGTGAATTATTTATCAGCGGATTCAAGCAGGACTCGCCCACAATAGTGTCGCAATCCCTATCTGTTCTATTCTCATGAAAGAATATTTCCTAAGGCAGTCATTGTCACGGCGCTAGTTGCGGCGTCTCGACTTGTTTTGCTATGCTCATTTCACCACCTCGCCCATTTCGGCACATACCCCCACGTACCTCTAGTTTTATTTCGTGGGTCATATACTCCTGCACCCGCTCCAGCTCCCGCTCCTGCTCCAGCTCCCGCTCCAGCTCCCGCTCCCGCTCCTGCTCCCGCTCCAGCTCCAGCTCCCGCTCCCGCTCCTGCTCCCGCTCCAGCTCCTGCTCCTGCTCCAGCTCCCTCTCCCGCGCAAGAAAAATTGTTTTATCGACCGTCTCATTTCAGGCGTCCAAAACTTTCGATTGCCGCTTTTGAGACATACCAGTCATAAGGTAATGCTTGTGCGTCTTTCCATGTTTTATTACCAAATTCACCCGTTTCATATACTATCGCTGCATCAGACAACAATACACAATCGTTATTTACTCCTACTAACTTACCTGTGTATATATAATTCAGGCAAAATAACGTAATTCTTTCACCTAATAATTTATCCAGCCCTTCATTATTTACTTCTTCAACTAATTTTCTCATTTCATTTCTCCTGTATCATTTTATACTCATACAACCGCTTTGTTCCCATCCTGACACGATTGACTATCGTGTAGCCCTTTAATTTCAGTTGGTTCACCCTCTGATAGATTGATGTGTGCAAGGCAATGACATCAAGTTTGTTTCCTATTTCGGGCAACGTTAACCAGCGGCGAGACTTCATAATCTTTTCGACTTGTGATGCTACGCTCATGCAACCTCCTTTGTTAGCCATCGCCATAGCCATCGCCATAGCCATCGCCATCGCCATAGCCATCGCCATAGCCATCGCCATAGCGATCGCCATAGCCATGGCGATAGCCAAGGCCATAGCCATGGCCATAGCCAGAGCCAGAGCCAGAGCCATCGCCATCGCCATAGCCAGAGCCATCGCCATAGCCATAGCCAGAGCCATAGCCATAGCCAGAGCCATAGCCAGAGCCAGAGCCATCGCCAGAGCCATAGCCAGAGCCATAGCCATCGCCATAGCCATAGCCAGAGCCATCGCCATCGCCATCAAGCGTGATTATAGTCTCCATTTCTTTTGATCCACGTCGATCAATGAAATTAATGCCCTGTGCGGGACACGTACTGTCCCAACTTTATCTAGCTTCGTTCCTGATAAAGGCCCGCTTACAAGCTCACCAAGTCCTTTCGTCGTTCCCCAGATTCTTATATTATGGGCATTCGTTATAATCATAAAATCATCGGTTAGCTCGATTTTTCCAACATATACAAATCCCCTGTCTAATACAACAATCTTAATATCGCCAGCCGTTTCTGGGACGCTATCTTTTCTCACGTATTCCACTTCATCAATCTTGATCGTTTCTGGTTTTGACATTATTTTCTCCTTTGGTTAATTTCACCACCTCGCGTTGAGTATCCTCGTTTCGTCGTCATGAATCCTCTTTCTTAACGTGAATTTAGGCGTGTAGATTCCGACAACCTTTTCTCTTGTTTCGTACCTCGTACCACATTCCGCGCACTTCCTGACGCGATTAATACAGTCAGCAAGGCGAGTCGTTGTCCAGACTAACGACCTTGTGCTATTGCAGGTGGGGCAGTTCATGTCCTCGTTGTTGCCGCGATTGATTTTGAATAGAACTCAACACCAGGTATTTTAATCGCGCCCTTCGTCGCCTTGGCAATATCGTCCAAGGCTTTCTCATTGACGACTTTATATTCGTTCGGAACGATGTCGGCATTAACCACCTTGGCATACCATAGGGTTTTCATTGCTAAGCCCTTGGCCTTTGGTTCTTCATGACGAATTGTTGGAGCGGTAACAATGGACGCCCTCATTTCCAGGGTATCGGCCTCTGCTTCTGCCCTATCCACAATTGATTCCGCTTTGGCTTGTAGTTTTTTTGCTTCTTCCGCCCTCCCGGCTTCCTCAGCGTCCCGTGCCTGTCTAGCCAATTCATCGGCTTTGGCTTGGGCAATTTCCCTCGCCTTCCTCGCCTCGGCATCTAACCGTTCGCGCTCTTTTCGCGCTATTTCATCGGCCTTTCTTTGCGCCTCGGCGCGGATTCTATTTTGCTCTTCCGTATAATCCACGCATAATTTATTGAGCAGATTAACAGCGGCAGTCATCTTCTCCTGTGCCGGTTTGAACAAGGCGTCTATTTTCCTGCCAGCCTCAAGGATCGGCGCTTTCAGATCGGTGCGCATATCCTCCCACTTCTTTTGATATCCCTTTATTTCATTGCGCTTGTCGGCAGCGCTTTGTAATTGTTCGTTGTTGGCAATTTTCAATCCCGAAATGATAGCCATTTCATTTTCAGCCATCGTAATCAAATCCTGCTGATTAGGTAAATCGATACTAACTTGCATGTTTATTCCTCCAATTGTATATATTTAAGTATGATAGGAAAATAGCGTGGTCGTTGTTGTCTTTGTATTCTTTTAGCTTGTATCCGGTAGCGGACAGGAAACAGGCGGCTCTCCGAATCGTTTTTGGGAAGTCGAAGTCAGAAAATGTTTCTTTTGCGGCAATCTCATATCCTGCTAATTGTAGCCCGATAGACGGAACAGGGACGCCAGTTTTGATATCTATTAATACCTCTTTCCCCTGCATAACGCCTACTCTATCAAGGGTTCCGGCGTATCTATATTTTTCCGAAAATACCCGCGCCTCTATCATTGACGGGATAAAGCCAGTTTCTTTTTTGAATTTAATCCACGAGTCAAGATAGGGCCGTAACGATACATCCAGCGAATCCACATCCAGGTCGTCCTTATCATATAGTTCGCATGATTTGTGTACAGCAGTCCCGAACGCTGCGGCCCTTGCCATGATGTCGGTATCAAATGAAAACGATGATATATCTTTCAGCACTTGGGTGACGCTCGGAACAATAACCCCGTCGAGCCGATAAGAATGATCCTTTTCGTCAAACAACAGCATTGTCATAACCTTTTAAAAACTCGGCAGTATCAGCAGACATTTCCGGTTCTGGTATCGATTCAACAGGCGCGGCATCAATAACCTTTGAGGATTTCGCCTTCGGCATAGTGACAACCGGCTTGCCAACAACTTCGTTTACTGTTTCACCCTCAATGATCCGTTCGGCTTCATCCTGGTCATAAATGCCGACATAACCGAACGCTAAACGAGACGCTTGAATCATAACCTTGTGCCTTAAAAATCTTTTGGTATGCGACTGCCACGGGCCGTTGGTTTCATAGGGCTTCCCGTCTTTGCCTTTGCCTTTGAACGGGGGGCGATACACTTCATCCAGATACTCCCTAACTCGGATCGGATGCGCTCTGTCTTTCCGATGAATAACGCACTCCATCCATTCAGGGGCTTCTTTAGCGCCCGGCAGTGAAACCATCTTTTCAGATTGATTGAACTCCATACCGTCGAACTGCGGGTTTTCATTAATGATTCGGCTCCATCCATCCACGCCAACGACAGGAACGATACCTGATTTTTTATCCGGGAAGGCGAATATCTCTCTAGTAAATGGGTTTAATCCATACTGATCCGCAACAACCAAGAGGCTCATCATCTGTTCATTAGATACCTCTCCGGTAGTTACTTTGAATGCCGTTGCTTTTAATGTTGCCAGCATTTTCGCAGGATCGACGCCAAATTTATCGGCCAGTTTTGATACTAAGCCTTGTTTATTATCCATCGCTCAATTCCTCTTTGTTGTAAACCTCAAAATACTTTGTTTTACTCATCGTTCATTAACTCCGCCGCCCATTCCCGATATTCTTCTATACACAGATCACAAAACGCTTTCTTACTTTCCCAATACACCACCATTTCCGCTTGGCAACATTCACATGTTAAAATCTTCTTCTTTTCGTGCAGAAGGGCGATATCTTTAAATAGTCTGTCAAGACTTTCATGGTTCATTTCATACCTCCGAATCAATCGAATCAATTATTTCTTGGGTTAGTCTCTGCCAAAAATCATCCGGTAGAAATACTTCTAAAAACGCCGCACCAATGTCCTCACCTCCCGTTGTCTTGACTATGGTCGAGACAATATTAATCTCTATGGGGTCGGTCGGCTGCAGTTGCGTGGCCCTTATTGCGGGGAAATAATCATACCCAACCGTTAATTCGAACTCGCCCATTTTCATCCCGGTAGCCTGAGAATAGAGTTCTATGGTGGATGTGTAGTGGTTCATGGTTATCCTCAATTAATACTTGACAACAGTCTGGCATAATGAAATCATTACGTCAATCGCATTTGATAAAATAAATTAGAGGCCATAAATGTTACAAAAAACCGTTGATAGAGTGATCAAGGAATTAATTATCTTTGGTCTTAAAAAGTCAAAGGGCAATGTCATGCAGACAGCTAGATATATAGGCCGAACAACGCAGCAGACATACAATCTCATACGCAAACATAACATCAACCTGGCGAGGTATCGGAAATGACAGACATTATTTCTCATCAATTACTGGCATCATGGGAACCATGTGGGGACGGATATAAAAGATACTGCGAAT